GCAGGAGTTTGAGCAGTTTGCAACATAGCCATATATTCAGCTTGTTGTCTGTCCTCTAGTTCTTTTTGCCTAGCAGCCATTATTTCTGTAGGCGATGGTCCAAATAAATTAGCCATAATTTTTTAAACTCCTTACTAACCAAATATTGTAGATCCGCCTAAAATAGGCATACCACTTTGATTTACTGGGGCATTAAACATACTTGCTGGTTGAGAATAAACTGTTGGTTGTCTTCCACTCATTAACCAATCTCTTAATATTTGATTTTGTTCTTGTTGTTGTTGATATTGAGCATATTGTTGACCCAAACCAGCAACACCTTGACCAAGAGAAGCTAGACCAGAAGCTTTAGCTTGTTGACCAGCAGATTGTAATTGAGCAGCACTGCTCATACCTTGACTTAATAGTTCCCCTGCTCTTGCATTAGCAGAAGTAACTTGTTGTCCTAAGGCAGTACCAATATCCATAGGTTGTCTAGCTATGTCTTCTAGTTGAGTACCTAACTGGAACTGAGCTTGGAAAGGAGAAAGAGCAGCTTGTTGAGTTTGGTAACCAGTACCAAGCAATCCAGCAGCTTGATTAAACAATCCAGTACCAAAATCTAACTGTTGTTGTGCAGCTTGTTCAGCACCTGCAGCTAGTTGTAAATCTCTACGTCTTCGTGATTCAGCAAGAGCTTTTAGTTCTGGTTGACCACCTGCTCCAACACTTAAACCACCTCTACCACGACCAAATACTGATGCAGCTAGACGTTGTTCTTCTTCAACATCATAAGGACGTAATACATCCATTTGTTGCTGCATATAACGCTGGCGTAGCTCTTCTGGTGTTTGTGCCATATACTGCTGACCAAGACCAAACAAACCAGTAGCAGCTTGTTCAAACTGTGGTTGTAGAGCAGCAGCACGTTCAGCTTGACCTAAACTACCGCCATACAAACCAGATAGTTGATTTTGTAATGCTTGTAGTTCTGGAGTAGCTTGATAAGTGTAGCCTGATAACCTTCCTTCTTCATTGAATTGAGGCGTAGCAGAACCAAACCTAGTAGTAATACCTACTGGTCTAAATCTAGCTTCTTCAGCAGCTATACGGGCAGCTTCTACCTGTGCAGCAGCTTGTTGATTCATAGCAGCAGCTTGTTTGCTGGCTGCCCTATTTTGCATAAAACCGCCAACAACGGCACTGCCAACGGTAGCTGATACTGGATCAGGCATCTCTGAACTCCTTTATATACTCTTCAAATTTTTCACCATACATTTTAGCTACATAAGAAGCTGCTTCTGCTGCAACTTTATAACCATGAACTAACTTTACTACTTCCAAAATAACATCGTAATATGCAGCTCTCCACATATAAGCCTTGTTTAGCTGTTCTTTTTTATCTTCTAGCTTATTTGCACCTATCCATTTCAAAACCATGTTTGACATAACTGGTAGTAGAGCATAAGCATTAAGTCTAAAAAAAGGATTTGCTGGCATATTAACTAACACTTGATATATAACTTTTTCTTTTTCTATGTCATCAACTGGATCGTTGTCTTTCCAATCATCTAAACCTTGAATAACATTCCAATAATCAAGTAACCATTCTTGTGCTTCTACTGGTAATTTAAGATTATCAAAATGCACTAATAAAGTATTTCCTGAGTCCATTATGGTTTAGGATAAGTTTCTTTTACGTCTAAACATTTAGCGATATACTCATCAATCTGAGCTTGATCTCCTTTGACAATACCATCTAAGTAATCTTGCATTGGAGGATAAGCCTTAGCTCTGTTTTCCTTTACTTGCAATCTTTTTACTTCTACATTAACAGCAGCATCGTCAACAGTTACTAAATTGCCATTAGCATCAAACGCACCTTTGCCTTCAAAAACACTGACAACATTAGGGTATAGATTTAATATGGCTAAGTGTCTATTATTCATATAAGTCTCTCAATTATTTAAATTCAATTACAGTTAAGCTATATCCACCAATAGTAGACCAGTTACAGTTATCTACTCTTTCTACTTTAAGTCTATAAGTAATAGAACTTGTAGTGCTTGGAGAATCCAGAATACTAGGTGCTAGAGAAGCGTGAAATCCTTGAGAGGTAGCATGGTAATTTTGTTGTTGAATTCCTAAACTTGTTGTATTTCTATACAACCTAGCTAATCCACCATTACCACCGCCTCCTGAACAACTTAATGAAGCGCAACCCATAACAAGAAATTTACTACTTGCAGAAGCAGGTGTTACTGTAACTTCTAATAGTTGTTGTTCTGTATTTCCAGAGACACCTGTTGTACTTGAAGTACCACTAACAGCAGTACTTGCTAACGCTTGAGATACCCACGCACTACCATTAGATGTCAAAACATTACCACTAGTACCGGGAGCTACATAACCTAATACATTAGTACCAATAGCTACTCCTAAATTAGTTCTAGCATCAGAAGCAGTTGAAGCACCTGTACCACCATTTGCTACAGCTAAATCAGTACCAGACCAATTACCGTCATTAACAGTATTAAGCGAAGCAAGAGATCCTAAAGTTCCAAGTTCTTGTTGAACAAACGATGTAGTAGCTACAGCTTGAGAACTATTACCAGTTGTTTGCAGTATAGCTGTCGTGCCTGTAGGTAAAGCAGGTGTACCAGTAAAATTAGGAGAATCTAAATTAGCTTTAGATGAAATAGCAGAAGCAATAGCTACAAATTCTGCATCAATCTCTGAACCTTTTACAATCTTACCGACATTGCCAGTATTTAAACTGTCTTTAGCTGTAAAATTAGTTGCCTTTGTATAATTTGACATCTTCTATTCCTTAAACTGTTTTACCTGTTTTAACGTAAACATCTATCTTTTGAATTGACAACGGGTTTTGGTTTATGTCTGCCTCAAATCCTAACTGTATGATTGAACCTGATCCACCAAGATTAGAGCGTACTTCTTCTAGTGCTAGTCCGCTAGAGTATTCTGACAAAGCGTCAGCACTCTTTAAATAAACCGTAGCGTTAGAAACTTCTCCTGCGTTAGTATCTGGAACATAGTAATAACCACCAGATAGTTTTACTTGATGAGGTAAATCATATCCATTAGTAGAATCTAAAACAGATTTAAACGCTACTTGATAGTGCGTACCATCTGTATCAGTAATAGTATTATACTGAGGGTTTGAATTTGTACTATCAAAAACTTGACTACCTACTACTGAAACACCGCTAACACCAAACTTAGCTATATTATATTCGTACACTGATCCAGCAGTTAATGACTTACGAATATCTCTATAAGAAGCTACATAATCAAAACCGTATTTAACAAATACATTTTGTCCAACACCACCAACTACAGTAAAGTTAGCTTTCTTTAAAAACTTTAATGATGTAGGACTACCTAAATCAAAGTGATTAGTGTAATAACGCATCTTATAAGTAGAAGTATTATCAAGATGCCCTGTGTACTTACCAAGATAACCTTCTTTACCTAATAACAGATCACCAGTATAAGTAACGTGCAATGCTGTAGGTTCTATACTATCCCAAATAGTTACTCTTGCTGCTCCATTTTCTAATCTAGCCCTTAAATCAAAACAATAAACATACTTAGTAGTAGGAAGTGACAGTATATAAAAAGCGTCTGTAGGGTAATATACTGCTTTAATTTTTATTTTTGTTTCAGAGTTTACAAAAGCAACTAAGTCATCTCTAACATTAAAAGATATATCGTTAATAGGTGCTGACTTTTCTTGAATAACACGAGCAATACTTCTTACCCCAGTATCAGACAAGAACATCACATCTGTACCAGTATTAACAATACTATCTCTAGCGATACATCCTACGTTAGTAATCAAATCAGCTAATGTTAAGGATGTGACATCAATAGGATTAGAATATACAGCAATGTTTCTCTTACCAAAGATAATTAAGAAACCGTTGTGTGCTGCTAGTCCTACTATTTCATCTCCATTAGGAAATACATCTACCAAAGAAAGGTAACCTGAATCACCGGTAGACAAGTCTGATCCATCCAGTAATGCGCTGAAGTACACAGTCTGCTTATCTCCAGAAATATCTGCCCACCAAGTACGTCCATATGCTCCCAATACTACGTTAGGTTTAAAGTTAGTGGGTGATCCTGAATAAGTCGTAGGAACTGATCCACAATCCATTAATCTATTAAAACCATAGTTACCACTATGAGCGTGACTTGCACCTAATTGATGATACACCAATGGTAAATGGTCAGCTTGCGCTAAGTACGCATGAGGTTTAATGTCTGGTCCTTCACCATACACAATACTAGATGCTGACCAATCATTTCCAGATATACTGTAAGCAATATCTGCACTATCAGCATCATTTCTAACAACAGCAGTAGTTATTGTGCTACTAGCAAATGTAAATAATTTATTATTACCTCCTAGTATTACTGTACCTGTCTCTGGTAAATCAAATATAAACTCAATATCATTAGTACCAAGATCAGCGTTAGTAGAACTGTTCTGTTTAACCCAACCTTTTCTAGCACCAATCCTACCAAACTTATCTATGACACAGTTGTACGCCTCTAGTGCGTAGCCCGATGACAGATCAACACTACTCTCTTGGGTGTTAATACCAAGAAAGCCCGGTGCTGATATCGTAGTTGTAAGTAAAGGTTTAGCCATTAGATTGATTGCCAGATGTATTCGTCTCTATACCTGCCATTCTCGATAGCTATAGCATCCGCTAGCGATTGATCTGCTAACGCCCTAGCTTCTGATACTGACAATCCTTGATCCTCACCACGCTCTGCTGTAGCCATTGCATAGGCATACTTAATAACTGGATCTTCTGGTACTTTAAGAGTATCAGCCCCTTCACTTAACGCAGCTTGAGGTTTATAAATGTTAAAGTAAATATTATAAGCACCATCAGGAACAGGATATACATCAACTTGCGTGTCTCCATTAGAATCTACACCGTTAAAGTTATAGTACATTGGTGAACCTTTTTGTGGAGACTGATTCAAGAACCAATTGTTCATCTTGTGAAACGGTACATAGCTCAAGAACAAATCATCTTCACTGTTGATTACATCAATAACCTTAAACCTTTGACCAGAACCTGTCATCACATAGTTAAACAAATCATTAGCTGTAGTAACAGTTAATGTCTCAGACAGTGCATTCCACTGGTATGAATCCTCTACAAATCTTTTAGCATCGTTAATGTATTTACCAATTAACTTAGCGTAAGGAGTATCGGTAACAGCAGTAATACCATCGTCTTCTCTTAACCTGACTAATACATCTTTAACGAGTTCTAAGTAGTTCATTTCTTCTTACTCTTTCTGGCTTTAGATAGCGCAATAGCCACTGCTTGTTTCTGTGGTTTGCCTTCTTTTACCATCATGCTAATGTTCTCACTGATGGCTTTTTTAGACTTACCTTTCTTGAGTGGCATTATTTTTTCTTTGCTGGTTTCTTTACTGGTTTTTTTACTGTCTTGCCTACTTCTGGAAACCAGTTAGAACTCATACCTTCATTCTGAGTAGTTTTTTTACGCATATCAGTACGTTTTACTTTTTTCATTGGCATCTTAATTTCCTTTTTTGGTTTTGGTCATTGATTGTAATAAACACTTACCTGCTGTCTTACATTTTTTAGGATACGGACAAGTAGGACAAGTATTCATATATTATTATCCATGAAATTGTATAGCTTCTGCTGGTCTTAGTTCTATCGTTGCTACATAAGTTACATCGTTAGTTCCTGTATTTTGTATTCTGATTTCATCATTTTCTTTTAAAGCTACATGAGCATCAGACAACAGCACATACTCACCAACACCTAAATTCTTACCACCAACAATAAAGTATTCATTAGTAGTAGTAGAGTCGTACCAATATACTTTAGGTGTCTCGTTACTAACAAGACTAATAATATACATCATGTTCCATAGCCCAGTATTCTTAGGTGGAACTTTGTATAACAACTGTTTAGTTGTAGCACTAGGGACACTACTAGAATTTAATGTTTTTACTGCACTTACTGTTCTAGCCATATTATATCACATTTTAAAAGAAAAGTCAAGAAATTAATAAGTTAGCTTCAGCTTCTCTGCGTCTAACTAGCCCCGGTAATATTCTACCACCACCTCTAACCCAACGTTTTAACTCATAAGCTGCTAGATCCCAGTCTTTAGCATTAATCCGCTTTCTCATGGTTGAAACCTTTAGCCTACCAGCACCTAAGTTATATACCCAACTCATAATAGCTGCCTGTCTACTAGGCGTTTCAGTCACCATGTGAGGGCAATACTTAATCATGCTTTTGTAACAACTTACTAAGTCATTCCTTAACAGCTTCTCAGCTTTGCCATAAGTAATAGCTAGGTCTGACATCTGTACTGGAGTACCGTCTAGGTATCTGGTTGTCCCATAACCAATGGTAGGCACTCCAGCAGGACAAATATAAGGTTTATGTCTAAAGCCTTCAAACTCTTTGCATAACTCTACAGCTATGTCAAAAGCGTCCATTATGACTTCCTATCGTAAACCCTACCTACAAAGTAAAATGTCAATAGTAAGTTGAGGATAGCCATGTCTTCTTTGCCCCACATACTAATTAACACTTCATTCCATATCCCACCTTGACTAGTTGCTATTGTGTAAGCAGCTATCTTAGTAGCAGAATAAACACCAACAAACCAGTAGGTAACCAATGGTCTAACCAGACCTGACACAGCAGCTACCCATTTGTAAGACTTACCAGCAGTCGATGCCTGTTCCTTAAATGCTTCTTTCATAGCATCTAGTTCAGCAATGGTCAGTGTTGCTTCTGTCTCCTTGAGTTGCATCTCGCCTTTAATCTTAGCGAACTCCATCTCAGCACTCATCATTGCTAACTCATGTTTCCTAGAGTCTTTAGCATCAAATATTTTAAAGACCTCAGGAGCTAATCGTAGCACTCCTCCAAACACACCGCCTAATAATGTCTCTAACATAAATACTCCTATGACATCTTCTTAAATAAAGCGTCCACTATCCAACCAAAGGAAGCACCTAGGATAAGCAATAAAGCACCAGCACCTTTCCACTTGGTAACAACAGCAGACATATCCTTAACGTCCTGACGTAGCTCAGACATCTGACGCTGTAGCTCTTCTACGTTAGCCTCAAGCCTACCTATCTGTTTGTTAATGTCTTCCATTACTTACCCTTTTTCTTCTTAGGAAAGCCCTTCTTCATGTTTGCATATGCCTCTGGACTTACTGTGCTTTTAGATTTAGGACGAGAAGTACCAGCCTTCTTACGCTTATTGATGTTATAATATAATCCTTGTTTCATTACCATTTCACCTTATCTGCCCAGTAAGCTGCTGACATCTTTCCTTTAGCTATGTTCTTAGCGTGTCTAGCCTTAAATGATTTCTGTCTAGCAGTTGGTTGTCTATCACCTGTGACCCCTTGCTGACCAAACCTAATGGTCTTCACTTTGTCACCCTCTTTTGCTACCACCACATGAGACTTAGTAGGATGGCTTGGTGTACGTTTAGGTTTGTTAAATCCTGATACACCTGCTCTTGCTAATCTACTGTCCTTTTGCTTCACTCTGAGCCTCCAATAGTTTTACTCTAACGTGTAGATCTGATATTCTTTCTATGATCTCTTCCTTCAATTCCTGTCTAGCAAACGCATTACCGGGACTAGGAATGATCTGACCTTGAGGATCTACCAGCATCATCATGTGTGCTTGTAGCAACTGTATATCACTTCTTAATGAATTAACATTTGATATTATCCACCACATGGCAGCCAGTAAAACTGGTATCATTCCTGATAATAATTTAGTTAAATCAAATTCTTTCATCTCGATCTAAATAGTTGTTTCCTAGCGTTGTTTCTTTTCTTAGCAATACTAGCTGTCTTCTTACGTTTACTTAGCTTAGTACGCTTTGGTATTGGTTTCTCTTTCTTACTAAACTTGTCTCGCTTAGTGTTACTTAAAGATGGAGTTACCTTACCTTTACCTTTTCTATTAGCAGCAGCCATGATTACTCCGCAGGTTCAGGCGTGTGTTTATTTCCATTTGTTCTGTATCTTTCCCACTGTGCTAGAGCAGCCTGCCTAATTTTTTCTTTTGTTTCCATACTGTATTTTCTTCCTGTTGCAGCTTTTCTTAATTTTTCACAAGTTTCTTTTGATGTAACTCTACCTTTACCATGACCTTTTTTTGGTTTAGGTGGAATGCTACCACCACAGGTTTGATTCCATCCTATAAAATCATGTGGTCTTAACTTTATCTCAATTGTTTTACAATAATCTGTATTGCCTATTAATACTTTTTCTTTTATCAAAGTATCCCAACCATACTTTTTTATTGCATTGACTAGATGTGTATTACAAGGTCTAGTTTTGTGACTTCTTAATCTTGTATTAAAGTTATTGGATATACCTACATAACCTTGTGTTGTTATGTCTGTATGATCTTGATGCCTTATCCAATATACACAAGCCATATTAAGCATCTGCCTCTTCAGGAACTCCTCCTTCAGCAAGCCACTCAAGATACTCTTGGTAGTCTGTGTTGGCTGGATCAAATGGGATATATAAATTGCTATCTAATTTCATAATAGAATTAGTGACTTCACTGTTGCTTAATGGATCAATTAATTTTTTGTACATTTATAACTCCGCTGAAGCACTAAAGTGCGTTACTATAAAATTTTGAGCATTAACAGTTGCTCCGTTAGATAGAGCAGCAACAGCGTTCATGCCAGCAAAAGTTGATGCCGCAATAGCATTAATATCTGCACTTGATTGGTTACTGTAAAACTTACCTGATGTTCCAGTATATGGGCTATAAAACGCATAAGATGGTGTTGCTCGCATTGTTACTGGTAGATTCCAGCATAAACTTGCGTAGCTTTGTGTACCGTCTAAAGTTTTATACAAAGCACCGGGAAGTGACGCTGATCCAACAGCAGCACCTGTATTATATGTAGTAGCATAATACCTCTGACACAAAGCTAACTCAGTGCCATACGGTCTGCGCTCAAACTCAGTGGCTACAGAGCCTACCTCTAGCTGGACTCCTGTGATGTATAGATTATTACTTAAAGTTCCTATCCAATTAGCATTTCCGCTTGTACTAAATTTTTCACCACTAACCCACGAACCCGTAGCATTTTGATAATTACTTCCAGAACCTAAATCAAAATAAACACGCAATCCATTACCGTTAGTTGTATTTAACCCATTAGCAGTATTCCCAGAAATAGTTATAGATTTTTGCTCCCAAGTATCAGCAGAATTAATTGTATATTGATATACATAAGATACTCCGCTTGTTACTGAGTATAATGACCCCCCATAAGTTCCTGTCAAATTAGATCGAACCCAAAAAGATACCGTAACTGTTTTTGCTCCAGAAGAACCATAAGATAAATCTGAAACATTGTAGCCTTCTATGTCTTGCGCCCAACGATAATTATCTCCAGCAGCTACAGATGCGTCTGCAGTAGTAACAGTTAAAACAGCACTTCTATTAAAACCATCTGGGGCAGTAGAACTTTGCTGAACACTGAAAACTCCTCCACCATTCGCCCAACCTTTGTATCTATCTAATGTATAGATATCATTTCCACTTACACTTTTACTAGCCCCAGCATTCCTCTGGTCGATCTCCATAGCACCATTAATGATCCTGTTCTTGCCCATAGTGTTATAGGCATTAGGAGTTACACCATTGATCGTGGTTGTGTTACCACCTGAAGCGTCAAGGATTGCGTTAGTCTTTATGGTACTCATGCTAGTTGTTCCTCAGTAGGTCTAGGTAATGTTGGATGCTCCCACTTGGCTATGTAGTCACCTTTACCGTCAGAGTCGTTTTGAAGTTTTATAGCTCCAAAACAAAAATCATAGTCACTTAGTTCTGGATATATAGCTATTATTTTGTCGTACAGTGTCATGCAGCCCTCACTAAAGCACCAGTAAATACTGTTGGATTATTATTTTGAGATAGGAAAAAATATCTATTAGTTCCAGTTCCAATTATTACTCCATATACTTCAAGATAATCTGTAGAACCATTCATGTAAACTAATCCAGAAGCAGACATAACATAATATCCAACAGTAGATATTCCATTAATATTAGTACCTATGTTTGCTAGTGTTGAAGCTCCGTTTTTATAAAACAAAAGACTTCCACCGGTCATTCCAGTATCCGCAGCCATAGAAATACAAGCACTTACTTGATAATATCCAGCAACATTTGGTGTAAAAGTTGAAGAAGAAAAACAACTGTTTGTATCAAATACTTCTGTTCCAAAAATAACTTTTGTCCAAGTTGAGTTACTTGGAAATTGATTTGCAGAAGAGTAAGCACTAAAAGCAGGACCAGTTACTTGACTACTGGTTGAACTAATAATTGTTCCAGTCTCATCAGGTAACGTCAGAGTCCTATCAGTGCTAGTGTTAGGCGCAGTAATGGTTAGCGTACCTGTTCCACTAGCGTTAGGAGTTAAACTTATTTTACTCATTTATACAATCGTCCATGTTGATCCGGTTGGTACAGTAACAGTCACACCAGAGTTTACGGTTATCGGTCCAGCAGACATAGCGTTTTTGCCTGACGTAAT